AAGGGCGGTACGACTACATCCCCGGCGAGGGTTCTGCCGGTGTTGTGATCTATGACGAGAAATTTGCCTTCAGCCATCATGCTACCGACCCGGCCTACGGAAAACTCCTGAATTCCTTTGACCTGGTACGGGCGCACCGGTTCCGGGATGAGGATACGAAAGCCTCCTTTAAAGCGATGACGGATTTTGCCATGTCGCTGGACGAGGTGAAGATGGCCATCGCAAAGGAACGGGCGGAAGAGGCCAGCATGGATTTTTCGGAGGATGACAACTGGCAGGCCCGGCTTCGCTATAGCAGGAACAAGGAGCTGGAAAACAGCGTCTGGAACCTGCTGCTCATCCTGCGCAACGACCCTGACTACGCCAACTTCGGCTTTAACGAGATGGCGCGGATGGTGGAGGTTACCGGCCCCGTTCCCTGGGAACGCCCGGAAGGAGCTCGTTTTTGGATGGATTCTGATACCGACGGCCTGAAATCGGAACTGGATGTCCATTATCTTTCCTTTTCTACCCGGAACCATGATGTGGCATTTTCCCGTGTAGCGATGGAACGCCGTTTCAACCCGCTCCGACGCTATCTGGACAGCCTGCCTGCATGGGACGCCGTCGTCCGGGTTCCCACGATGCTGATCCGGTACATGAAGGCTGACGATACCGAGTATGTACGAACGGTGACCAAAAAGACCTTGGCTGCAGCGGTGGCGCGGGTGTACGAGCCGGGCGTGAAATATGACTGCATGCTGGTTCTGGACGGCGATCAGGGCATCGGTAAAAGTACCCTGTTCAAAGAGCTGGTAGGGGATGAGTATTTTTCGGATTCCCTTCAGTTAAGTGATATGGACAGTAAGGCAGCCGCAGAAAAAATCCAGGGATTCTGGATCTGTGAGATTGCGGAACTGGCTGGTATGAAGAAGGCCGACATCGAAAAAGTGAAATCGTTCCTGTCATCTTCCGATGATAAGTTCCGTCCCAGTTACGGAAGGGCTGTGGAAAGCCATCCCCGGCAGGGAATCATGGTGGCGACCGTCAACGGCGACAGGGGATACCTGCGCGACATCACCGGGAACCGGCGGTTCTGGATCGTGAAGCTGCACCAGACCCGGCAGGCAAAAGGGTTCCATATTTCGCGGGAGGAACGCGACCAGATATGGGCGGAGGCCAAGCATTACTGGCAGCAAGGGGAAAAACTGTACCTGGAAGGAGAGCTGGTAGGCGAGGCGATCGAAATCCAGAAAGGCGCCATGGAAGAAGACGAGCGCCGGGGCATGGTGGAAGTTTATCTTGAAAAACTGTTGCCCGCCAACTGGAACAATATGGACCTGTATACCCGTAGGAACTTCCTGCTGGGGGATGACCCCACCGTCAGCAAAGGTACCGTCCGTCGGGAAACCGTGTCCAACGTGGAGATCTGGTGCGAGTGCTTTGGCAAGTCCCTGTCAGACCTGCGGCCCTCCGATTCTTTTGCCATCATGGCATTGATGGAGAAGGTGGACGGCTGGGTTCGCAGCAAGACCAGGAAACGCATGCCAATTTACGGACAGCAGAGGATCTACGTCCGTAAGTGAGATGGGCGTCACGTCACGGAACTTTTTTCCCTGTCATCTGTCCTGGGGTTATCACGCCATACCGTCATCGGCTGAAAGCCACACATTGCCTAAGCCGATGGCGGTACAGGGACAGTTGTGACAAAAAAATTCTAAATTTATTAATTTTTAAATAAATAGTACATGTAGCGCATGCAAGTGCGTGTATGTGCATACGCGTGCGCGCGAGGCTCATGTACTCACGTCCCGGAGGAATTATGAAAGAAAAACAGATAGAACAAAGACTGGTACGAATGGTGGCGGCAAACGGTGGGGTGGCACTGAAATTTGTATCTCCCGGATGCGATGGGGTGCCTGACCGCCTGGTGCTGTTCCCCGGCGGGAAAGCCGGTTTTGTGGAACTGAAGGCACCGGGGAAAAAGCCGAGGCCATTACAGTTGAGGCGCATCGGGCAGCTGCGGAAGTTAGGCTTCCCGGTTTTCGTGATGGATGGCATGGAGCAGATACCGGACGTGCTGCGGGCGATTGGAGGAACGAATGAAGTATAAACCACATAAATATCAGGAGTTTGCAAAAAAGCATATCGTTGAAAACCCATTCGCGGCGCTGTTCCTCGATATGGGTCTTGGCAAGACCGTCATAACGCTGACCGCCATAAAGGAACTGCTGTATGAGAGGTTCGAGGTGAACAAGGTGCTGGTCATAGCACCGTTGCGGGTTGGCAGGGACACATGGCCCGCAGAAATCGAAAAATGGGACCACCTGAAAGGTCTGACGTATTCCGTGGCCATCGGCACACAAGCTGAGAGGCTGGCGGCCCTGCGGAAGAAAGCTGACATCTACGTCATAAACAGGGAAAACGTCCCGTGGCTGGTGGAAAAAAGCGGGGCGCCGTTCGATTATGACATGATCGTTATCGATGAACTTTCCTCTTTCAAAAATTATACGGCGAAGCGGTTCAAGAGCCTGATGTCTGTTCGCAACAAGGTTAGCCGGATCGTCGGGCTGACCGGTACTCCTTCCAGTAACGGGCTTATGGATCTGTTTGCTGAGTTCAAAGTATTGGACTACGGGAAACGGCTGGGGTGGTACATTACCCGTTACCGCGACAAATACTTTCTGCCGGACAAGCGGAACGCCCAGGTGATATTTTCCTACAAACTGCGCCCCGGTGCAGAGGAACAAATCTACGAGGCGATTTCGGATATAACCATTTCCATGAAAGCAGAGGACTATCTGGATATGCCTAAGTGCCTTCACAGACAGGTGAAGGTGAAACTGTCTGACCGGGAACGGACATTGTATGAGGAGTTAAAGGAGCAGATGGTCGTTTCCCTGGGAGGGCAGGAGATTGATGCCAAAAATGCGGCGGCACTGAGCAACAAGCTCCTCCAGATGGCGAACGGCGCCGTCTACGATGAGGAGCATACCATACATCACATCCACGACCGGAAGCTGGATGCGCTGGAAGATTTGGTAGAAGCGGCGAACGGCAAGCCGGTGCTGGTGGGGTACTGGTTCAAGCACGACCTGGTGCGGATCCGTGAGCGGTTCGATGTCCGGGAGCTGAAAACCTCACAGGATTTTGCTGACTGGAACGCAGGCAAAATTCCCGTTGGGATTATCCATCCCGCCTCGGCGGGGCACGGGCTGAACCTGCAGTACGGCGGTTGTACCCTGATCTGGTTTGGGCTGATCTGGTCATTGGAGCTGTACCAGCAGACTAACGCAAGGCTCTGGCGGCAGGGACAGAAGGAATCGGTGGTCATCCACCACATCCTTACGGAAGGCACTATGGACGAGATGGTAATGCGGGCGCTACATAGGAAAGACCAGACACAGACTGCGTTGATAGATGCTGTAAAAGCAGTACTGGAGGTGTGAGATGGCTCACCCTTACGAACTGTTGGCGAACGCCATAATCATCCAGGCCGTTAAGGACTATCGTCGGATGGGCGGGACGGCAGAAACGAATCCAGAAAAGAAAGCAATCATCGACTGGATTTTGCATGGGTACTTTAGCGCCATCACGGATTTGGATCCGGTGGCACTGGTTGAGGCATTGAAGAAGGAGGAGGAAAGAAGATGGGCACAGTTGAATTTTTGTCGCAGGCATACCACATAGACCTGCGGATTAATAGTAAGCTGGAACAGTTGGAATCGCTGAACTCACTGGCCGCCAAGGCGACCACAACATTTGGCAATGAGCCAGTGAGCGGTTCCCGCGATGTGCATCGGCGTGAAGCGGTTATCTGTAAAATCATTGATTTACAAAATGAAATCAATGACGATATCGACCGGCTGGTGGATATCAAGCGGGAAGTGCGAGCAATGATTGAGTCCGTGCCGTCCGTGGATGGACGTACCATTCTGGAGATGCGGTACATCAATTACCGGAAATGGGAGGAGATTGCGGTGTCCATGCATTACGTCCTCCGCAATGTGCGTTATATCCACGACCGGGCAATCGAGTATCTGGAAGCAAATACATTACCTGAAAAGGAATAAGTGCATACAAACTGTACATACATTTTTGAGATACATCAAGAAAACCCAGTGCTCATGGCCTGGGCTTTTCTTTTTCCGATAGGGCATGTCGATTTGTAGGCGACCACATAATTATTAACTTATGCTATAATGAAATAAACAACAGAACAAAGCGATGTATACAAAGAAAATTTGGGTATGATAAAAATCATAAGAAGTTAGGTCGGCGATGTGTATGAGTGGTAATAATTATAAAATTTGCCCGTTCTGTCATAATAAGATTTTTTTGAAAGGAAATCATTGCTATCATTGCGGAAAAAAATTGCCTCAAAATTTCTTTGACTTTTTTGAGGAAAGTAATAACAGTAATAGAGGAACAATAAAATTCTGTCCCAATTGTGGCTGCAAAATGATTGAAGGTCGGGAACAATGTGGGATTTGTGGACAAAACTATGAAAAAATTGGTGTTGGTAGTATTATTCGCTATTTATTGATTTTGATTTTGGTGCTTGGATTTATTTATGAGTATTGGTGGGTTGTTTTTATTTTAATTTGGATTATAGGAGGAATAGCATTTACAAAAGGAAATGTTACGAGAGTAAATAGTGCGGGAATAGTAAGGGAGAGTAATGGATGGCCACAGTATTGTTTGCTTTCAATTATTGTATTAGCAGTGGTTGTCGGAATATATTCTTATGCAGGCAAAGATTCCCACAAGAATAATCACACTATCGCAAAACAAAAAAATATTTCGGAGACAGTGACTTATCCATCACATGAGGTTACAAATAAAAACATTAAAGAAAATGTACAAAATCCCTTATTAAAAAATCAACAAAAAATTGAGACCAAAAATTCTGAGGAAAAAAGTAAAAAAGATAATAAAGATATTCATACCTATGGAACGATATATGGAAATCGTCAAAGAATTCAATATTTAGATACTAATGGGAAAAAAGAGTATGGTTATATTAACAAAGGAGATGAATTTATCATAATTGGTTGGAATCAACACTGGAAAACCATTTTAACACATGATGGGAGACGGGCATTTTTACCTTCTAATGCTGTAAAAGTTTTAGGACGGTGGTAATAAATATTTAAAGATAGCATTGCACGTTTTTTCCTGTTTTTTCACTACTTGATTGTGATATAGTTATAATAGCAAAAAATGAAAATACTGGGCGGCCCCCGGAGGAGCGGATCTTCCGGGGGCTTTTCTATGCCCGGAAAAGATGGCGATGTTGCGACAAGATGGGCATAAGATGCCATAACATCGGACAAGACGCTGTCTTGTAAATAAGATTGCCGAATTCAGGCATGAGATGAGGTGAGTCGACATCTTATTTATAAGATGGGTGAATTTGGGCATAACAACCGGCAAGCTGCTATGTTGTAAATAACATTCCGGCATGATGGTTGAGGCATAAATACCGGTTAAGGTGCAAAAATCGGTACTAAGTTGGAAATTTCGGACTAAGGTCGGAAAAACGGCAGTAAGCTGGGAATTCCCGGTTAAGCAGTGAAATTCGGTACTAAGGTAAGAATTCCAGACTAAGGTTGGAAAAATGGCAGTAAGCTGGGAATTTCCGACTAAGGTGGAAAAAACGGTAGTAAGATAGGGATTTCGTTCTAAGCTGCCAAGTTGCCGGTAAGATGGGCGGCTTTTGGGACAACATCGGACAAGATGCCATGTTACAGATAAGATAGGCAGATTATGGCATAACATCGGGCAACATGCCGTGTTGTCAATGACAATACCGAATTTTTGTCACGAGATTTGGCAACATTCCACGTTGAAAGCAACATGCCGGTGCTGATCGTAGAGCTGGAAAATACCGGTTAAGATGGAAAAATCTCTACTAAGGTGTGAAAACGGTGGTAAGCTGGGGATTTCGGACTAAGATGGAATATTTGGCGATAAGCTGGAATGTTTGGCAGTAAGATGCAAATTCCCGGCTAAGTTGGGAAATAGCCTGTTAAGGTGAGAATTTCAGACTAAGGTGGCTTTTTCTGGTTAAGTTCGGAATTTTGACGGTAAGCTGGGGATTTCGTCCTAAGCTGCGATGTTGTCGATAAGGTGGGCGGTTTTTGTGACAACATCGGACAAGACGCAATCTTGTAAATAAGACGGCTGTATTTGGCATGAGATGGGATGACACCGCATCTTTTTTATGTTATGGACAGATTTTGGCACAACATCGGATAAGACGCAGTCTTGTAAATAAGACGGGCAGATTGTGGCACAACATTGGACAAGCTGCTGTCTTGTAAATAAGATGGGCAGATTGTGGTAAAACGTCGGGCAACATTCCACGTTGTAAACAAGACTATCGGAGGTGAAAGGGATGCCGAGAAAACCGAAGCACCCGTGCCGGTACCCCGGCTGTCCCAGGCTGACGGAGGAACGGTACTGCGAAGAGCATAAGCGGCTGGCGAACCAGCAGTACGACCGGTACAGCCGTGATAAGGCTGCGAGGAAGATTTACGGAAGCAACGAATGGAAAAAGATACGCGCCCGGTACCTTGCGGCGCACCCACTGTGTGAACAGTGCAGGAAAGAAGGACGGCTGACCAAGGCGACCGAAGTCCATCACATCCTGCCGTTGCGGCGTGGCGGGACCCATGCGGATGAGAACCTGATGGCTCTCTGCAAGCCGTGCCACTCCCGGATCAGCATCGAGGATGGAGACAGGTTTGCACCACAATCGTTAAGGCACGGCTGAGGGTGGGGCCTTACCTGGGTATAGGTCGGAGGTCAAAACGGCCCCCAGGGGGCATTAAAATCTCTACAGGCCCCTTTCTTACGACCGGGCGGGGGGTCGCGTAAACAAAAACGCGGATTCAAACGGGGTAATAGGCCCCGGAACAGGAGATGGAAAAAATGGCGAAGGACGGAACGAACCGGGGCGGCGCTCGGCTCGGCGCCGGGGCGAAGAAAAAGCCCCTGGCGGACAAGATTGCGGAAGGTAATCCGGGCAAGAGGCCAATCACGGTCATCAGTTTTAACGATGCCGCCGAAAAGCTGGAAGGGCAGGAGATGCCTAAACCTTCCGAGATGCTGTCGGCAGTGCAGAAAGACGGAAAACCGCTGGTGGCAGCGGAAATATATGAG